CGATTGCGGACTGATCGGATACATAGAGACAGCTTATGCAGTCTATCACAAGGATAAATGCTATACGGCATTAACCAATGTTCTTCGGAATAACCGGATTAACTCCGTAGCGGATTATCTCAATTCCTTATCCTGGGACGGCGTAGAGCGTGCAGAGACGCTTTTTATCGACTACTTAGGCGCAGAGGATAATTGCTATACAAGGGAAGTAACCTTAAAGACTTTACTGGCTTGTGCCATAAGAGCCTATAAGTTTGGTGCTAAGTACGACAACATGCTTATCCTTACAGGAGAACAGGGAATAGGAAAGAGCACCATACTGGAAAGACTGGGAAAGGATTGGTTTGCAGACTTTAAAGCGCGGACAGTTGGAAAGGAAGCCGAGGAAGCTATAGCCGGAAAGTGGATTGTGGAGATGGGAGAACTTGCAGCGCTTAATAAACAGGAATCTGAAGATATTAAGCAGTTCCTATCTATGAAGAGCTCCTATCACAGAGAAGCTTACGGAAGACGGAGCATAGAGCACAAACGAAAATGCGTATTCTTCGGCACCAGCAACAAGGATGAGTTCCTCCGGGATGAAACAGGAAACAGAAGATTTTATCCTTTACCGGTAGGCGTGAAGAAGCATAAAAAGAACATCTGGAAAGACCTAACAGGCTCGGAAATAGACCAGATATGGGCAGAGATAGCCTTTAAGGTTGACGCCTGTTTAGGAGATTACGATGCTTTGCAATATCAAGTGCTCAGCGAGGAAAGCAATAAGATTTTGGCAGAGCTGCATGAGGAATTTATGGAGCAGGATCCTATTCAGTCTATGGTAGAGAAATTTGCCGTTACGCAAGTACCGGTTAAATGGATGGATATGGATATAGCACAGAGGATAACCTTCTTAGAAGGAAACATGGTCTATGATGGAGAGCTTATGAATCTGCCGTATCTTTCTCCGCAGAATATCCATTGTGAGCTTTTAAAGATGCCTCTGGGGAATTTAAGGCGCGCGGAATCAAACAGATATGTTCGGTGCATTAGAGGAATAAAAAATACAAAAAAGACAAAAATGGAGGATAAAAACTACGGACAGATGAGGTGTTATAAGGTTTTGAAATCCTAGTTTTAGAAGTCAAAAATTTAGGGACTAACATTATAAAAAACGGTGGTTTTAGGGACTAACGGGACTAACATTATAAATATCGTAAAAAGTTTAAAAAATTGAATCAAAAAATATTAGTCCCGCTAGTCCCTGATTTTAAAAAGTTAGTCCCTAAGAAAAACAAGCATTTATGTGGTTGTAGGTATGATTAGGGACTAACGGGACTAACTTTTTATAAAAATAAAAGATTACTGGAGCAGATAGCAGTACATAGTAAAACCATTAAATACGTATATATATAGGCGTTATTTAATAATTAACTGCGTGCATGTTGTGCGCTGTGGGCATATACGCGCGTGAGGGATTTTTTGGTCCCTTAGTCCCACGCACCAAAAACGAAAGGGATGTTTATGCTGGAAAAGGAGATAGAAAGAAAGTTTAAAAAGGCGCTGGAAGCGAAGGGGTGTTTAGTCTACAAATTCGCTTCCCCAAACTGTCGAGGCGTTCCGGATAGAATCGTGATTACTGATACCGGTAGAGTTCTATTCGTTGAACTTAAGACAGAGAAGGGAGTTCTTTCTAAACTGCAGAGAATACAACTTAAAAAGCTTCGGGATTTCAGGCAACAGACCTTTGTGCTTTATGGCATTCAGGAAGTAGAAGAATTTGTAAATAATATTGATGATTGGAGGTGATGCTGATTGATAATAGGAATTTGCGACTATTGTGGGATTGAAATTAGAGAACCTAAGAGCCAGTGGATTCGGTCGAAGGAACATTTTTGCAGTAGAAAATGTCACATGCTAAAAATGAATGCCGAGCTTAATCCAACGAGAATGACCGATGAGGTAAAGGCTAAGCTATCAAGGGCAAGACTGGACAGTGGTTTGAAAAAATGGTACCAGAAGATATCTGGACGCCATACACACAGAGTGATAGCAGAGGCAATACTTGGTCGCCCACTGAAAAAAGGAGAAGTAGTCCATCATATTAACGGGAATAAAAGAGATAACAGGGCGGAGAATCTTATGATTTTTAAAAATCAAGCTGAGCATGCCCGGTGGCACGGCTGCCATAAGAAAGGAGGTGATGCCGTATGAAGTTCATTCCACATAATTACCAGGCAATATGTATAGATAAAGTCGTACACCAAAATGCTGTCGGTCTTTTCTTGGATATGGGCTTGGGTTAGCAAAACCATTATTACATTGTCAGCTATAGAGGAATTAAAAGATAGGCTGGAAGTGTCTAAGGTTCTCATTATCGCCCCTAAGAAGGTAGCGGAATCGACCTGGACAAACGAATCCAAGAAATGGGATCATACGAAGGATTTTAAAATCTCTAAAGTTATGGGCTCTCAAAAGGAACGGCTTAGGGCTTTGCAGACTAATGCAGATATCTATGTGATTAACCGGGATAATGTTATGTGGCTTTATCAAACTCTAGGAAATGACTGGTTCTTTGATATGGTTGTGGTAGATGAGAGTTCAAGCTTTAAAAATCCACAATCCCAAAGGTTTAAAGCATTAAAAAAATCGCTGCCTAAGATATCAAGGGTAATTTGCCTTACCGGTACGCCAAGTCCTAAGAACCTTTTAGACCTTTGGAGCCAGATATACTTGCTTGATCAAGGGGAAAGGCTAGGGAAATTTATTACCCATTATCGGACAAGGTATTTTGATTCCGACTTTATGGGATTCGATTACAAACCGAAGAAGGGCGCTGAACAGGCTATCACAAATAAGATATCCGACATTTGTATAAGCCTGAAAGCGAAAGACTATCTGGAGCTTCCCTCTATCGTCTATAACGAGGTACCGATTGACTTGGATAAGAAAGCCCTAAAGGCCTATCAGGATTTAGAAAAGAACATGGTTTTATCCCTTGATGATTCAGAGATAACCGCAGTATCCGCAGGAGTGCTTACAAACAAGCTATCTCAGTGTGCGAACGGCGCTATCTACGATGAAGATAAAGTAGTGAATCATGTCCATGACTGCAAGCTGGAGCGTTTTACAGAGCTTGTGGAAGAGTTGAATGGAGAATCCGCACTGGTCTTTTACAATTTTAAGCATGACAAGGATAGGATCCTGAAAGCTTTGGAAAAGTCAGGCTTAGAAGTTAGAGAGTTTAAAAGTCCTAAGGATGAGGAAGATTGGAACAAGGGGAAGATTGATATTTTACTTGCCCATCCTGCAAGCACGGCCTATGGAATCAATCTCCAATACGGTGGACGGAATATCGTTTGGTTCTCGCTGCCGTGGAGCTATGAGCTGTATGCCCAGGCGAACGCCAGACTTTTCCGGCAAGGGCAAGAAAAGCCTGTTATCGTGCACGAGCTGCTTTGTACGGATACGGTAGACCATGATATTAAAAAGTCCCTGAGTGAGAAGGGACAGAATCAAGAGGATGTACTTAGAGCCTTAAAGGCAAGGCTTGGAAAGGTGGAATGATATGGAGAAGAAGATGCTCGAGCAGTATTTGGACGCGTGCGAGCTCATAAAGGAGACCGAGGAGAGAATAATCAGGTTGAAGGAGAGCAGGACTACTCTTGTAGACAAGGTTGAAGGGTCAAGCCCGGAGTTCCCGTGGATCAAGACAAGCTTCAAGATTGAAGGATTCCCGGAGGAGGAAATGGACCTTATTAACCGGGAAGAGCATCTCCTATATCTTCAAAAGACGGACGCCCATGAGTTGAAAGTAAAAGTCGAGGAGTGGTTGGCATCTACTCCTATGCGTATTCGGCGCATAGTGCACCTTAAGTATTTTGACAATTATACTTGGGAGGAAGTAGGCGCTAAGCTATCAGGTGGGGGGGAAAGCGTTAGGAAAGAGCTGGAGAGATATCTCAAAGATGGCGATTGTTAAAATTTGTCCGTTTTGTCCCGTATTGTCCGTTTTAAGTGTGATAATATCTAAAGTGCGAAATTGAAGTCAGAGCTCGGGGGTATATTCCCCGGGCTTTTTGAATGCCTAAGAAAGGAGGTGGAGTGTGGCAAGACCAAGGAAAGAAATAAATCAGGCAGAGTTTGAAAAGCTGTGTGGACTGCAATGCAGCAAAGAAGAAATATGCGGCTGGTTCTCCATCACGGATAAGACATTGGACGCATGGGCGAAAAGAACATACAACGAAAGTTATTCCGAAGTTTACAACAAAAAGCGGAGTCCGGGGAAAATATCACTCCGCCGGGCGCAGTTTAGGCTGGCAGAGAAAAACGCAGCAATGGCGATATGGCTAGGCAAGCAGTATCTTGGCCAGCGTGATAAGTATGAAGTGGAAACGACTGATAATGATGCTGTACTGCAGTTCATAGAGGGGATGAAGAACCGTGATAAGTTTAAGTCCGAAACAAACTGAATATCTTAATCAAGCGACACGGCGTTGGAACATTAAATCCGGTGCGGTGCGTTCCGGAAAGTCCTTTGTAGATATGACTGCTGTGATACCGATGCGGATTATAGACCTGATTGGAAAGCCGGGGCTTGTGGTTATCCTTGGGGTATCAAGAGACACAATCGAAAGAAATGTACTTGAACCTATGAGAGAGGTATACACCGCAAAACGTGTCGGAACGATTAACTCACGGAATATAGTCCGGCTATTCGGCGAGGATGTGTATTGCTTAGGGGCGGAAAAGGTATCTCAGGTAGCAAAGATACAGGGTGCCTCGATAAAGTATGCTTACGGCGACGAGATAGCAAAGTGGAATAAAGAAGTGTTCCGGATGCTACAATCCCGTTTGGATAAGCCTTACTCTTGCTTTGATGGCGCCTGTAACCCTGAGCACCCTACACACTGGCTGAAGGAATTTATAGATTCCGATGTGGATATGTACCTACAGGAATACACGATATTTGATAATCCGCACTTGTCCAAGGAATTTGTGGACAATCTCTGTAAGGAGTACAGCGGAACAATCTACTATGACCGCCTAATTCTTGGACGCTGGAAGAGAGCCGAGGGAGCAATATACAGGAAGTTCGCTGATGAGCCGACAATGTTTAAATGCGAAATAGTGGACGCCATAGATCCTAGCGCAAACTGCAAGCAGTTCCGCAGAGAGGACATTACCGGCATCGAGATAGGGCTGGACTTTGGAGGAAATAAATCAGGCCACGCCTTTGTTGCTAGAGGATATGTAGACGGATACCACGATCTAATTATTCTTGCCTCCAGAAGGATTAAGGCGACAGATACAGGGGAAGCGATAGACAGCAATAAGTTGGATGCGCTGTTTATTGATTTTGTACGGTATGTAGAAGAAACCTATGGAACTACATCTTATGACGGATACCATAACTTGGAGAGTGTGTACTGGGATAGCGCGGAAAGTGTTCTCGGTACATCTATCCGTAATGCTGTGGAAAAGGAATTTCCGTTTATCATAGTTCGTCCGGCAAAGAAGGACAGGATTAATGATCGTATTAACTGCATGCTTCGCCTTATGGGAGCTAGGCGGTTTTGGATTACTGACGATGCTGAGACCGTACGAAAGGCACTTTCAGACGCTGTATGGGATAAAGCGAAGGAGGCTGATATACGATTGGATGATGGCTCCACGGATATAGATAGCCTGGACGCTATGGAGTACACCTATGAACGAGATATTAAGGAACTGATAGGGGAATAATATGTTTGAAAATCTAACAAACTGGCTGAAAGGAGTAATGGGTAAGATGTTCGGTTACAATATCATGAAAGGCATAGCCGGGCGAGATATCACAATGTCCCAGCCTATGATTGACGCAATCAATCTGTGGAAGGATATGATATGCGGCGCAGCGGATTGGATTAACGAAGATAAAGGAATTACATCTCTTAAGCTGGAGGAGTGCATCTGTAGAGAGTTCGCGGATATTGCTCTTGGAGAGATGGAGGCCAGTATTGATAATCCAGTATTGGACTCTATGCTCAAGAATGCCATTCGAGACCTTAATGAGAATTTGCAAGACGGCCTTGCGCTAGGTTCTTTTATCCTCAAACCACTTGGGGACGGGCGGTCGGAATTCGTATCTGCAGATAAATTTGTGCCTATTGCTTTTGATGATGAGGGCAAGCCTTCGGACATTATGTTCTTTACACGCAAGAAGGTAGGAGAGAACAGTTGGTTCACGAGAGTAGAACGGCACTATTTCGATGATAACCACAATCTTGTTATTGAGAACCGGTGCTATCGTTCCAGTTCGGAAAGCATGATAGGATCGCCGGGGAATCTTGCGGACATAGACGAGTGGGCGAACATTGAGCCTGGACCCGTTGTCTTTCCGGGAATGACAAAGAATGATTACGGATACTTCCGTGTACCGCTTAAGAACAGGGTAGACGGCTCTCCGTGTGGAGTGTCAATCTATTCTGCTGCCGTATCGGCAATTAGAAAGGCGGATATCCAGTACGGCCGCCTTGATTGGGAGTACAGCTCCGGAGAAAGAGCTGTCCATGTGGATGAGAGAGCACTTCGCCACAAGGATGGAAGAGTAAAGCTTCCGGAAGGAAAGCAGAGGCTATACCGAGGGCTGAATCTTGAGCAAAACCAAGGGGAGCTCTACAAAGAATACTCTCCGGCTATGAGAGACGAAGCCTATATTAGGGGGCTGGAAAAGACTTACCGAAATATTGAGTTTATCGTAGGCCTTGCTTATGGGGATTTGTCAGACGCCTCAGAGGTAGATAAGACAGCAACCGAAATTAGAGCCTCTAAGCAGCGGAAGTATAACCGAGTGAATGCAATCCAAGAGAACCTCCGAGATTGCCTTTCCGACTTTGTGGACGCCCTTGCTTTCTACAGCGAGTTATATACGACAAAGTATGAATTCTCCTGTGCATTCAATGACAGCATCCTTACCGACGAAGAGAGCGAACGCGAACAGGATCGCAAGGATGTTGCTATGGGTGTTATGGGGCTTGCTGAGTATAGGGCGAAGTGGTACCAAGAGGATGAAGAAACTGCGGCTGCTAATCTGCCTGAGCAGCCGTCTACCGTATTGCCGTGAGAGAAAGCTATAGCTCATCTCTAGCGGTAGGATTAGAGGCTAAATACCGAAAGCTTGAGCAGGATAT